CGAGGCTAGAAAGACCTTGTTTCAAGAAGTCCTTAATGCCAGATTTGTGTCAAAGGATGGTTATTATGAAATGACCAGTTCTTTGCCTTCTGGAAGCTTTCTTACTTTGTTAATGAACTGTATTACACATCAATTACTGATCAGATATGCATATTTTACTTGTGTTAAGTCTGACAAGTCTTTGTATTATAGTTCTTTTCATAATAATGTTTCCTCCATTGTTTTAGGCGATGACGGAATATACACCTGTCATCCTTCTGTTTCAGAGTTGTTCAATCCTTTAGCTTGTGCCGAAGTTTTAAAGCGAGTTGGTTTTGCTATGACTTCTGATACTAAAGAAGATGTGGGTGGTTGGAGAAAGTTATCTACACTCACATTTCTTAAAAGATCGTTCCTCAAAGAGAAGGATAGTTATTATGGTTCATTGTCTTTAGAAACTATCATGAATACTCCTTGCTATACCAAGAAAGGAGTACAACTTTATGACAAGATCTTTGAAGATAATGTTGTTTGGTTTTTCAGAGAACTGTCGCTTCATCAAAGAGCAATTTATTCCAGATACAGTAAAATTATGATCGAAGCCCTGAAGGAAATCGGTAAAATTGATCTTTTTCCAGATGTTTTGTTAGGACAAGCATATTGGAGACAAAGGGTAGCCAATACCGATCCTTTCTTTAGTTGTTAGATCTAAATTGTTTCTGTCACCAGGGTCGTGACCAACACAGGTGTTCATCTACCATAATGATGGGGTTGTTCCCGTAACATCCTCTCGAAAGGAGGAGAGTCTCTAGGCGGACCGCAAAAATGCCTAAACATTTGCTTTTAATCTGATTACGGCTGCGTCTTATACAAACGGAGGAAAATAAGAAGACTCAGAACGCTTATTGAAAGAACAGGCTGTGCTATTTAGCATTACTTCCAGGATGGCCTTTATTATCCAGGAACCCTCCTAGGTTCGTGATTTTTGATCCGATACGCGAACTGAATTATGGATTGCTGAAAATATTCCAAATGAAGCCCTTGTTCGTTCGCAGCAAGGCAAAGTGGAAAACTCTTCCACAACTAAAATTATGGAAGGAATTGATGTTGATGTTGTCAGACCCATCTTACAGACTTCTGTACCCTCGAATTACTTCACAGAGAGTGCAGATTCTATTGACTCGGACATCAAACGATATCTTTCAAAACCCGTTGAAATGCTTGTGGGCACTTTCAATGGTTCTGATGGTCCTTTAACTTTTGCTCCCTGGATAGATTTTCCAAGAGCACTAATAAAGAAGGATCTCTATTATCAAAAGCTGAAAGGGTATTTAGGCTTCAGGGCCACTATACATCTTAAGCTTCAAGTGAATGGACAGAGATTTCAACAAGGCAGATATATGTTATGTGCTGTGCCGGTAGCCGGTGCGCCACTTAGTGGTAGAACTTCTGGGTATGCAGATTACCATGCTGTTTCTAAAGTTCAGAGATCACAATTGCCTCATGCAGAGATAGATATTGCTACTCAAACTTCTTGCGAATTGGTGTTGCCTTATTCATCTGTTTATGATTATTACGATATGCAACTATCTGCTCCAGACACAAATACTCCGACCACTCACTTGGTTCGTATATTTCCTTACTCTAGTATTGAATCGGCTTCTTCTACTAATGCTAAATTTACGTTATGGGCTTGGTTTGAAGATATTGAATTAATCGGACAGGCCCTCCCTGTTGTTTTCCAATCTAATCTCAACAAAAGCCAACCGGCTAATGAGGAAGCTAAGAAAGCAAATATAGGACCTGTTGAATCGGTAGCTTTGGCTGTGAGTAAAGCCTCAACCATTTTGGGTAAAGTTCCAATGTTGTCATCATACACAACACCGATTAAATGGGTTAGTGACAGCGTTGCGGGACTTGCCAATATCTATGGCTGGAGCGCTCCAAGAGATAGTTCCCACACCACTAGAGTGAAACATAATGTGTATGCTTTTGCTACAAATGTTGACAAATATGATAATTCTAT